AAGACTCCTGCATATCAACATCATAGTGAAATACGAAAGATTCTAAAAAAAGAATTTGGTGGTCAAGAAATTCATCGGTGTGGATTTCTTTCTCTTCCGATTGATGAGATTGTCGGAGCACATATTGATGAAGGAACTTACTATCTTACAAGAGATCGTTATCATTTATCAATATCGGGAAGATATCAATACTTTGTTGGAAACGAAACTGTTATAGTTGACCCAGGAACACTTTTTTGGTTTAATAATAAATTACCACACGGAACAGTTAATATCGCAGATGAAGTCAGAATAACATTTGTATTTGATATTTTACATTCTCCAAACAACCCACAGCATAAAGTAAGTGATGGACAAGATTGAGTTTTTGATTTTAAGAAACTTTTTACATAATGAACAGTTTACAAGAAAAGTCCTTCCCTTTATTAAGGCAGAATATTTTGAGGATACAAGTCAAAAAGTTATATTTGAAGAGATTCTAAACTTCGTTCAAAAATATAATCAACTTGCAACAAAGGAAATTCTTTCTATTGAAGTTGAAAATCGTAAAGATATTAATGAGGATAGTTTCAAGCAAATTTCAAATTTGATTGAGAATCTTGATGATGATCCTACAGAGATTGATTGGTTAGTCAACACAACCGAAAAGTGGTGTCGTGATCGTGCGATATATATTGCTCTGATGGAATCCATACATATTGCAGATGGTAAGGATGAAAAGAAAAATCGTGATAGTATTCCATCAATTCTTTCTGATGCTCTTGCTGTATCTTTTGATCCAAACATCGGACACGATTATCTGTTAGATTATGAGAAAAGATATGAATCTTATCACCGAAAGGAGGAAAAAATTGAATTCGACCTGGAATTTTTTAACAAAATTACAAAAGGTGGTCTTCCTAATAAGACTCTCAATATCGCTCTTGCTGGTACAGGTGTTGGAAAAAGTCTCTTTATGTGTCATGTGGCTGCTTCCGTCTTACTACAAGGCAGGAATGTTCTCTACATCACTCTTGAAATGGCAGAGGAACGTATTGCTGAAAGAATTGATGCAAACCTTCTGAACATTCCTATTCAACAACTTAATGAGTTGCCCAAACAAATGTTTGAGACAAAGGTGAATAGTCTTGCGAAGAAAACACAGGGTACATTTATCATTAAGGAGTATCCAACTGCATCTGCACATTCGGGACACTTTAAGGCACTTCTAAATGAGTTGGCACTTAAGAAATCATTCAGACCTCATATTATCTTTATTGACTATTTGAATATTTGTTCTTCATCAAGATTTAAAGGTGGTAGCAATATCAACTCTTATACACTTGTAAAGTCAATCGCAGAAGAACTTCGTGGACTTGCTGTGGAGTTTAATGTACCGATTGTTTCTGCGACACAGACTACAAGAAGTGGTTTTGGTTCTTCTGATGTTGAACTAACCGATACTTCAGAATCCTTTGGTCTTCCTGCAACTGCCGATCTGATGTTTGCCCTCATATCTACAGAAGAACTTGAGAATCTTGGACAGATATTAGTCAAGCAACTTAAGAACCGATATAATGATCCAACAGTCAATAAAAGATTTGTTGTTGGTATTGATCGTGCCAAAATGAGACTTTATGATGTAGAGCAAGATGCTCAAAAAGATATACTTGACTCTGGTAAAGAAGATGAGTATAATGATGAAGAACAAAGAAAACCTAAAAAATCATTTGAGGGATTTAAGTTTTGAATTATTATTCTGTGTTTGATAAAAATGGTAAAAAAATTTCTGATTGTGCAAGTATAAAAGATGCTATAATGCTGGTCGAACTTGGAGAAAACAGAACATATCGTCAAATTAAAAATATTAATCCAGAAACTGTAAATGTCTCTTGTATAAAACTAGCAGATGATTTACAACTTTCCGAACAAAAAATTCTACCCCAATCCGAATTAGAACCTTTTATTGTATGACTACCGAAAATCAATCAAAAACCATCGACACAAAAAAATATATTGAATTCGTTCGTGAGACCACAAGTCCTGCAAGTAGTGATTTCGCAGCACTTTTTGCTCGTATGACCGAACTTGAGGTTGAGAATGATGCTGATATTCCTCGTCTTATAACTGCCGCATTTGGTATGAGTGCCGAGGCAGGTGAGTTCACCGAAGTTGTAAAGAAGATTATTCTTCAGGGAAAACCTTATAATGAAGAAAATGTATTTCACCTAAAGAGAGAACTCGGTGATATCTGTTGGTATATCGCACAAGCCTGTATGGCCCTTGATACTAACTTTGAGGAAGTCTTACAAATGAACTTTGAGAAACTTTCGGCAAGATACCCAGAAGGAACTTTTGATGTGTTCCGAAGTGAAAATCGGGTCAAAGGAGATTTATAAAATATTCATTAAAGTATTAAGAGATGAGAGATAAATTCTAAATACTTAAAAAGTATTAATAACTGATGGCTACTAATGCTACAGAAACTGCTAAACAAGAAAATGGTTCAAAAGTTTTTTTTGAATCAGTAATTGAAACTGGAAAAGAACCATCAGATGTAGTTATGTTAAAAGTTTATGATGGTTATAATGCCGAATGGAAAGAAACATATCGGAAACAGGCAGCAGCATTAAAGAAATTTCTAGGGTCAAATAAAGGATACGAATATTCTAGAGATACTGGAATAATGCCTTATATTGAAGATATTGCTAAAAAGGACTGTGGAGTTTCTGTTAAAGACAGATGGAATCCTATGGATATTGTTATGATTAAAAAAAATATGAAGAGATCTGTTGAGGGTACGATAAAAGAACTTACCAATATTGATGGGATTAGTAAGCAAGCAAACCTTTCTCTTTTGAATACTTATATGAAAGAAGCACTGCAAGATAAAGTATTAATTGGAGTTTCTTTAAAGGCAATATCAAAGAACAAAAAAGTTGCCAGCGCAGAGTTGGCAAATATGGGTGGTGATAAAGCGGGAAGAATTGACATTGACCTTATTCCACGTTCATTGAAATGTACTCTTACTTTAGGTAAAAAAGCAAACTTTTTATTTGATACTGGAGAACTTGGATTTGATTTGAAAACCGAATCGGGAGGACAAATCCACGGGCAATCTAGAAACTTCCAGTATTCTCAAGCAAGGAATGTAGTTCAAACCGATTTAACTCCCAAAGGAAAAGATTCTGGTGCAAAACTTGGAAAAGTTTCTAGTGTTGCTATGGATAAGTTCTTTTCAGATCTTGGAATGACTAGACCATCATCGGCAACTAAACACCCACATATTCCTGCTTTAGGAAAATGGAATGATACTGATAAAAAATATTGGGTAGATATGTATAATAAATTAAAAAATAATTCTATGGTAGATTTTGGTGAAGTTGCTGTGTATCAGGATGGTAAAAAAATTGGAGATACTTTTGAAGAAGTTTTAGAGAATGCAATCATATATGAAACAAACACAAGTGATAGAAGTTCTGCTGGAAGATTCTCTTCAAAACTTATTGCTATGGAATGGGCCAATACTTGGGTACAAATATCTAAGAAAGATAAAATGAAAGATTGGTGTAGAGTTTTGTATTATGGAGCAAAGAAAGAGTTTGGTTCTGCAAATGGTCCATTTTTAAAGATATACTAATCAAATAAATAAAAGTATATCAAAACACAATATGAAGAAGTTTTTCCAATTTCTATCTGAAGCAACGGAATCACAGGCATCATCACAGGCAAGAAAACTTGGACTCAAAAGTGATGGTCACGGTGGATGGGTGGATCCTCGTGGAGAATTTGTCGCAAAAACAGAAAAAGGAAAATTAAAGTTTTATAATCAAAGACAAAAAACGGGAGAACAAGATCCAGATCAGATTAGAACTCCTGCAAATCAACAAGTCGCAGCAACACAGGTCAAAACACCAGTAGCAGCACCGGCACCAGAATCAAAGGCAAAGACACCACCAGAAGAAGACCAAAAAGAAGATGGAAAAACTTTGACGATTGTATTTGGTCGTTTTAATCCACCAACAATCGGACACGAAAAACTTCTCAAGGCAGCAGATAAAGCATCGGCAGGAGGAGACCTAAAAATATATCCTTCCAGAACTCAAGACGCAAAGAAAAATCCTTTGGATCCGGATACAAAGATTTCTGTAATGAGAAAAATATTTCCAAAGTTTGACGAAAGAATCATAAATGACTCAAAGATGAAATCAATCTTTGATGTTCTTCAGAATGCAAGTGAAGAGGGATATGCAAATGTAAATATTGTTGTTGGTTCTGACCGTCAGGCAGAGTTTGATAATCTTGCACAGAAGTATAATGGAGACCTTTATAACTTTGATTTGATAAATGTGATTTCTGCAGGTATGAGAGATGCCGATGCCGAAGGAACAGAAGGTATGTCTGCATCTAAAATGAGAAAGGCAGTTATGGACGGAGATTTTGAGTCCTTTCGTAAAGGAACTCCAAAGTCATTAGATGATGAAGAAACAAAGAATCTTTTTAATGCTGTTCGTCAAGGAATGGGTATAAAGAGTTCAAAGGTTAAAAAGGAATCATATTGTCTCTGGGAGATTGCTCCAAAGTTTGATATGAGAAATCTTCGTGAAAATTATGTAAAAGAAAAAATCTATAAACTTGGTGATATTGTAGAGAACTTAAATACTGGTCTGGTTGGTAGAATTACCCGTAGAGGTACCAATCATTTGATTTGTGTTACTGAACAAGACTATATGTTTAAGTCCTGGATAAAGGATGTAATGGAATATACAGAAACAAAAATGAGCAGAAAGGAAAGACTTCCTGGAAAACCAAATACTCTTGTCGGCACCTCTGGGTATTTTAAGTATGCATCAGATATGACTCCGGGATTTGAAAAAGGTGATAAAACAAATCTACAACACGGAGCAAAACCTTATAAAGGTTATAGTAATGTAAAAGAATTCATAAATAAATATAGAAAAATAAAAGAAAGCACTTATTCTAATGTCTCATAATATTCTTAACGATATTTCAAAGGTTTATTTGGAGCAGGTTGCCGTTGATGAGGGCAAAGTAGAACTCAAGCAAAGAAACAAAAATGAGATGCAACGCAAGGCAGGAAACCTTGGTCGTGAAGTAGTTTCTACTCCTAAGACTAAAAAGTATGCAGCAAAGAGAGATGCTGCTATGAATAGAATGGTAAAACTTGTATCTACAATTGCTAGTGATGATGAGAGAAAAAGATTTGATAGGATGCCCACCAGAGAAGAGTTTGTTGGTGAAGAAAAGAAAAAACCAATGGTAAAGGTTTCGGTTCCCAAGGAAAAACTTGGATATAAAGTTGCTGATATTGGACCTGGTGGAAAAGAGTATAATGTAAAAACTTATGGTGCCTATAAGGAAGCACTTGACCCAGTAGGGCAAGAAGATGCTGATATTGATAATGATGGTGATACCGATAAGTCAGATAAGTATCTTCACAATCGTCGCAAAGTAGTTGGTAAGGCAATCTCAAAGAAGAAAGTAAAGGAAGGTTTCTCAAACTGGAGAAATGACCTTGCCGAAGTAATGGATGATATTGAGGCAGCAAAAAAAGTTGAAGAAAAAAAAAATATAAAAAACAAAATCACGATTAATCCAACAATCAAAGATTCTGTAGAAAATCTTGGTGGAACTCTGCTTGAAATTGTTGAACTTGATGAGTTGGATTATATTGTTGAAAATGTTTATACTGAACTTTTAGATGACGGATATGATGAGGATGAAATTGAAGAGGCACTTGAATATGCTCTAACCGAAGCAAAGGTTACTTTTGGACACGATACTCCGACCACAGAAAAGAAAAAGCAAGGACTTTTAGGAACAGCAAAAAAATATCTTTCTAACCTTAAGAAGTCGGCAAAACAAGCAGTCGCAACAGGAGCAAGAAAAGTCGCAAAGGGTGCTCTGGGTGTTGCTCGTAAAATGGAAGGTGGAGACACTACTCCAAGTCCTGCACAGACAAAACCTAGATCTGCATCAACATATCGTGGTGCAGGTGCAGGAACCAAGGAAAGAGTAAGTAGTGGTTCTTATACCCCACCCACTCAAAAGAAGGCAAAACCAGCACCAGCACCAAAGGCAAAGGCAAAACCAGCACCAAAAAGAAAAAGATCTAAACTTGACGATCTGATTGGTTCTATTCAGAATGAGCAAATGCAGATTGATGAAAAGGCACTAAGCAAAGCCCAACAACGTTTTATGGGTATGGTTTATGCAACAAAAAGTGGTGAAATGAAAGCACCATCATCAGAAGTTGCATCTGCTGCTGCAGGAATGACTACGAAACAAGCAAAGGATTTTGCAAAGACCAAGCATAAAGGACTTCCAGAAAAGAAAGTTTCGGAACAAATGCTTCCTGAACCCACCACAGAACCAGTAAATTCTATGGTAGATAAAAAAGTAGAACTTCTGGACAAGTCTAAGATCGCTAACCTGAAAATGATTCAGCAAAAAAAGCAGCAAATTGATCGTCAAAAACTTCAAATGCAGAAGTCTGGAAAACTTCCTTTAGAAGCATCTTATCAACCAGAAGGTGAGCAGATTTCTGAAGTGGAACGACAGGATAATACAAAAATGTTTGTTGATAGAGTAAATGCAATGAACACTCCTGCGTTTGAAAAAGGGTGGAAGAATTCTCCCAGTAATCCTAATAGTCCTAACTATGACCCTAAAAAAGTTATGCATCCTAAAAAATAGTTAAAATTAGGTAAAATC